TGCAACTTGTTGATCTGTTGCATTAGCCGTAATTTTTAGTTGCCGAGCTAACTGTTTTTGTGAAATAACATCCGCTTGCGCATTTTTTACAGCCTGATTTAATTCATCAGCAATAGCCTTAAAACCAATACCTAAACCAATAGCACCTAGCGTAGCCTTCAACCCGCCAAAAGACTTCTTAGCTTTCTTTATACCTGAATCATCGAACTTAGATAAAAGATTGACTATAACGGGCATTAGTTCAACTTCCTATTAACTTTGGCAGCGTATCTCTCTAAAACTAATTTTAGTTTCCGTTCAGTCATAGGCAGACTTTTCTCAACCGCAGGATAAACAAAATTGTTTCTTCTTCTAAGGCGCAAATAATAGATCATAGACTGCCCCTGCGTAGTAACCCTATGCGCCCTAGTTCGACCCTTATAGGCGTAATCTTTAGTTCTATTACGAACAGGAACACCCGAACCCTTACCAGCAGTATCGGCTATAGCAGTCATAGGACTAGTAACAGTTAATTTAAACAATGGGGTTATAGCACGCCTATTAGATCTAGTAGTTTTCATACCAAACTTCACTTGATTAGCAGGTATCTTTTGCCCCCAAGCAAGTCTTCCAGAATTATTTGTTTTATCCATCCCAGATAAAGGCACTTCAAGTTTTATACCCTGCTTTAAAGCATTTAAAGAATCAGAAGAAATAGATTTCGCATCATTCTTTAACGCTTTCTTCATTCCAGGTTCAAGGGCTTCCAAATCTCTAAGCAAACCCTTCACATCATAAACGATTTCTTGATTAGCCATCTCCACCCCTTTGGAATTTAATTGCGTAAAGCATAGTGTTCAACATACGATCAGATTCTTGCATTAGAACACTAGGGGCAATACCAGAAGCGACAGCAATATTGGCTATCAACCAATGGTAAGAATCAACGCCTAGCGGATTTAGGCTTTTGGGTCAGAAACAGAAATTTCTTTGACTGTATCTGCCCAAGCTTCAAATTCTAAAGCAGTTTTATTTTCACGCTTTACAGCAAGCCAAGCCAAATAAAGCAAGTGAGTTGTTCTATTTAGATCTGTAACGCTTAGATCAAAGTAGGATTCCCACTTGATAATATCGCCTGCAGTTGATTTCAGTTCTAATCTATTCCCATCCAACAGGATTATTGAAAGTAGGATCTGATTCATTATGCTGTGGCTCGGCTAACCGCACCCGTTGTAGGCCAGGTCACGCTGAAAGTAGCTAGATCGCCAATGTTTCCTGATACTGGAGTTAGGTCTGAAACAAGACAAACTGCAGTATAGGCAGGGTTGCTTGCCGAAACAGCGGTTGAAGTTGGCTTGATAACTACAGTTGCGTTTGTGCCTAGAAGTGGCCACAAGGTTGCATCTACAGTTGAAGCAGCGTAATCCTGATTGAAGGTCAAAGTTAGAGAACCTTCACGAAGTCCCGCAACGCGAGTAACCCAAGAAGATCCGAAAGCGGTTGTTGTTACATCGTTAGTGCTTGTCTTTAGTTCAACTTGTGTAAGGTATGAAGCTAACGCAGTTGAACCATTGATGCTAACGCTGAAATCGGTTGCGACAAAAATTGCCATCTATTTTTCCTTATCTTGCGAAAACTTGCACCGAAAACTCGGCACTCAAATAGTCTATTCCATTTATTTGTATAGCCCCCATAGCCACTAGAGCAGGGATAAATACATCAAAGGCGTTTCCACCTAAAGTGCGGTCAGATTCAACTGCCGCTTTTACTGAATTGCCTTCTGGGGCAACCAGCAAATCTAAATTCTGTTGCGCTATGCGTTCTGAAACTCGCCCAACGACAACATTTATTTTGAAAGTATATTCAGCCATACTTTTCTGATTTTGTTGATTGTATTTGATGCTATCTAGGCTAATCATTGCCATAGGCGGATTCACTAGATCAGGCAAAGTTTCAACTACTCTAAGACCTGGAATAGTTTTTAGATTTTCTGCTAAGCCTTCACGCAGATTGCTTATAGCCATTATGCCCCAGTTCTAAGAAGCCTGAACGGATTGATTAGTTGCGCCACATCTCCGTCAATGTTGTAGCCAACGCGGAGAATACCTAAATCAGATACGCCTGCAACACCTAGCGGAGATTCTAAACGCTTGAATAGGCGAGAAGCCTGAATGATAGTTGCAAATTTGATTGATTCTGGAACAGCATTCCAACCGAAAGTTCCCGTAACTTTCACTAGGGGAATTTCAGCCCAAACAGGGAACAAATAATTTTCTACAGCAGTAATCGCAGTTATCGGATACCAAGCACCATTAGCCCACCTATTCGCAGGCAAGACTTGATAATCAGTAGCAGCCCAAGTCGTATCAAAAATAGTTGGATCAATAGAAGCAGTTTGAACTGAAGTTATAGTCTGCATATCGTCAATCCAGCAAGTATAGCCATCGTTAGCTTTATAGTATCTAATCTCACCTGCAGAACCAGAATAAAAGTTGCGGTTGCAATATTGATCAATCATTCTTGAAGCGGCATTGATGCTATTTTCTATCAAGGCATCATCTATTGTGTCTTGAATTCTTAGGGAAGCTTTTACATCCGCTAAAGTGCAGTAGGCGTTAGTTAGTGCCAAAATTTTCTCCTAAAGTCAATTCTAAGTTTATCTACTGTCCTGCTATACGCTTTTTCAAGTCAGTTGTAGAAATTCCCTGCGTATAGGGAACATAAACTAACTGAATACCTTGTTCATCAAGCCAATCCTGCGTAAATTGCATTTGCGCATAATAATCCTTCTTAGCCCAATCATCGCCAATAACAATAAACTCAGGTTCAACATTAAGGATCGTAGGTTTAGAATCAGCCCCAGACAAATTAGGAACAACATCATCAACATATTTACAGGCAAGTAAAACTGTTTTTCGTTCATCAAAAGTCATTACAGGGGCTTTACCTTTATAGGCTTCAACAAATTCATCAGTATTCAAAGCCAAAACAACTTGCCCTTCATCGCCAGCGATACGCCTACAAGCCCGCAGAAACCTAATATGTCCGCTATGGATTAAATCGAAAGTTCCGCCAGAATAAACTATTTTTCCCACGAATTAGCCCTTCTAATTGCTAAATCCCAGAAGCCCTGCGATAAATCATTTTCAGCAACCTTCTTTTCATATAGCAGGTGATTAGCCCGAAAAGTTTTATCGTTTTGGGAATGAAAACCACTATTCAAAGTAGAACTATTATCGTGCTGTAAAACCGCATAAATAAATTTAGCTTGCACGCCTGCCGCCTGAAGTCTGCGTTCATAATCATTATCTTCAAAATAGATCGGGTGAAAGCGTTCATCAAATAAACCAGCCTTCAAAACTGCACCTTCCCCTAAAACAAACCCAGACCATTTAGGCATAATGCTAAGAAAGTTGATGGCATCCGTATCAACCTGTTCAGAAATCTTTTGCAACGCACCAGGAGAAAGAACCGAATCATCATTCAACAAAACCCAATACGGGGCAAAAGGTGTTGATTTAATAATAAGGTTCAACCCACCGCCATAACCTAAACCATAAGGCAACTGAATAAACCAAAGGTTCTGCACTAGATCAGGTTTCTTAGGTTGCCAAGCCCGCCTACCAGAATTATCTACAACAACAAGATGCTCTATCGGATAGTCAATACTAGCCAGCAGTCTATCCGCTAAATCAAATTTAGAGTAAGTAAGAAAGCCAAGAACAGGAATCATTTTGCAGAAAGTTTAGAAATCAAAGGCTTCCAGAAATCATTGAAAATTGTGTCTGCATCATACTGCTTAGCAAAGGCAATTGTTTCAGGGAATTCTTTTCTTCCACGCTGATAAGCCTGCTCTAAAGCTTCTACAATTCCAGAAACTAACGGAATGTTGAACCAAGAATTTTGTCCTGCATCCCAGAAAGGTTGCCCATTGACTAGGAAACTATCGGGGGAAGCAAGTTCAGCCGAAGCAGCAAAATTAGAAGTAATAATAGGCACCCCACACGCCTGAGCCTCAACCTGTGGCACACCAAACCCTTCCCCATAATTAGTGAACAAACCGACATCCCACGCAGAATAGATAGCAGCCAAAGTTTCTTGACTAATGCCATATTGGTAAGCAACAGGATCAACAAACTTCACCTTATCGGCAGGAACACCACAAGCCTGCAAAATAGTTGGCAGAACAAAACCAGATTGCTTTCCAAAAGGTTCAGTATGTAAATAAAGAATCACATCATCGTGCTTGCTTGCAAAAATTGCGAAAGCCAACAAATTTTCGGCAACAGCCTTCCTATGAATAAACCCGCCAGCCTTATTAGCAAAATTCATTCCAACAACGAAGCGATCTTCACCCCCAACAAACTCAAGTCCAGAAATTCCTTCAGGCAGATTCTTTGTTGGCTTGAAAATTTTTGATTCAATAGCGTGGGGAATATATTCGGATTCTAATCCTGCATCTTCAACCATAGCTTTGCCGAACTTGCTCATAGCAATAGGCGTAACATTAGGTTTCTTTAGCCAATTCAAAACCTTTTCAGGTGCAGGCGAATGATCAATAGGTGTCCAAGAAGCAATTGGAATGCTATCTAAAGCAGGATTATCTAGCAGAACCCAGACATCATATAAGGTGATCAAGAAGTTAGGCAGATCTTTATGTTCTGCGCTGAAATGCGAAAAATGTAAAGGCAAAACATCAGTAGAATACTGATTCATTCCCCTAGAGTAATGCGGAATCTTTCCCGCATCAGTTTCAATAAAAGTATTTACACCTTCACCACCATAGTTAGAAAGCATCGCAACTTTATGCCCAGCCTTCACCAGCCTAGAAATAACTTGTTTGCTTTGTGTCCCGTAACCTGTTGGCTGATTAAGCGAATTTGAATACCAAGAAATAGCAGATTTAGTCATAACCCAAGCCTAATAGAAAACGCCCCCTAAATCTGCTACGAAACAAAAATAGGGGGCGAAATCTTAGGATGCTATGGATTAGCTTGCGCCACCACGGAATACCTTAATGTTGTTGGTCTGCACCAAGCGAGAATCTAATCTCCAAGTTGCACGCCAAGTGCTAAGGTCTGTCTGGAAGGCGAAGTCATCACTTCTATCCACCTGTAGGCCACCTGCATTGCGGATGTATAGGGACTTCAAATCACCAACAGCAAGCGATCTAGCGTTAGTTGCAGGGTTTGGCATAGCAGGAGTTTCAATAACAGGAACACCTAGAACCAAATCACGCTTACCAACAGTATCTGCAACATCGAAAATGTAGCGGCCTGAAGTGTCCTTCAACTTACGAAGGGCAGCAATCGAAGTGCTGTTTGCGAGCATTGCAAATGAAGGTAGGGTGCGAAGTGCGCCATCGACCGAATAAATCAAGTCAATCACATTATCAGCCGAAAAGACCCCAGAGACACCTGTTGAACCCGTAACACCAGTAGCGGCGGTGGTCAAGAAACCTTGTGGTTCAACTGTTCCTGTTCCGTTAACAACTTTGTCTCCAATAGCGTTACCGAAAGCGTTACCGAACTGACCTGCAAGGAAACCGATAATATCAACGCCAGAATCTAGGATTAGTTCCCTAGACAACTGC